GTATGCCATTTTGTATGCCAAATTAAAATTGTGCCTTTAGCGCTTTCTAGCACTACAAAATTGGAAGTTTCATCATTGCTGTAATTCCATAAACTGAGCCACCAAGTGCTTTCTTTTTGCACGAGTGGTGCTCGCCGCTAACCGATGGCGGAAAAATTCGATTTCATTAATTGGGTTTTCGACTGGCTCCAATTCAAAGCATTCAGACATTGCGGCATTGCGCAATGACGACATGTAAACAAGCACTGTTTTACCAAGCGCCTCAATTACCTCTTTAGTAGGTGCGGCTAACACTTCGTCATCGAACCAGGACTCAGGCACCCCCACGGCCTGGGCAAGGTCTTTGGCATCGTAGTTGTTACCTTTCTCATCCATGCACATCAGGCGCAGGGTTAGAAGCGGGTTATCCCCGCTATCAGCGAGCAGCGCGGGTGTTATTGCTGCCATTGGCTTGAGTGCTTCATTAGCTTGTGCCTTGCACATGTGTTTAAAACCGCAATCAAGAAATTCTTTAAACATAAGGCCTCCCAGGTGGTTGATCTGCAAAACGAACAGTTTACAGATGCCATATGGATTGCCTCAATAGGCGATAGCTAAGCACTAAACGCAAACCCTGACAGATTTTCAGCCGTTCGTTTCACATCGTGGATAACGTCCTTTAAGCCGTTGACTGAGCAAGAAAAAATAAAGTCTCGGCTTTGAGTAGTGGTCAGTGTGCATTTTGGCCCCTTACCCTTTCACCCCTGCCAGCATGCCACCGCTCCGCATCTCATCGACAATCACGCGCTTTGCGCCGGCCGCAATCATGTTGCCCAGTTGCTTGAATACATCGGCAGAACCTGCCCCGTCTCCGGTGCTGGTCGTTTCGTGGGTGCTGTTGCCGCTTTGATCTACGCTCACATTCACATTGACCGTAACCCCACCGCCTGAGCCTACGCCATCAGCACGAACGCCCAATTTTCCGTTTGCCCCGCGGGAAAGCGGCATGATTGCTTCAGGGCCTGCCTCACCCAATACGCCCCCCTTCGCAAACGCAAAGAATTTAGGCGTGTCGTGAATCTGGTTCGCGTATTGGTGCAGGCTAGGCGATTGAAAAACGTTGCCCAGGGCGTTCACCCTGATCCCGCTGCCCAGGTCGCCGGCAGAGTAGCCCGGTGTGGTGCTCGCCCCTGCCGAAGAACTGGCAGAAGCACCAGAGGCAAAGAGGCTGGTCCCGAGTTTGATTAAGCCCATTGCTGCCTGTTTCGCTGCAATCTGGGCAAGGGATTTAAGGATAGATTGCTCCATATCCTTGAAGCTGTATTTCGTGTTGGTCGTAAATTGCACCATGGCATCCTCAAGGGACGAGGTAACGGACTGAAAAGCATTTTGGGCAGTCTTGGCAGCGTTGCCGGCGTCGTCGGCATAGGCGTTAAACGCCTTTTGCCAACCAAACGAAAAGCTGTTTTGTGCGTCGTAGCTTTGGCCGGTGGCACTGGCTACCTTGTCGCGCTGCCGGGCTAGTTCTTCGTCAGCCAGGGCCAGGGCCTTTTTCTGGGTCGTTTCGTCCTCGATATCGCGGATTATCCGCTCCCGAATGGCTTTGCCGTCGTCCTCGACCTTGTAGAGAGCCTGAGCAATGGCAAGGCTCCGCTGTGTTACAAGGGCTAGCTCATCCTCACGGCCGATACGCTCCAGAATCTGGGCGTTGGCCCGCTTGTAGTCATCAACCAGGAGGCCGGCTTTTTTGTCTGCCTTCTCCAGGTCGTTTTGTTTGGCGCGGGCTAGATACACCTGCCAATAAGCGCCGGCAACGGCCTTCTGTGCATCAGTTAGAACGGTGGCACCGGATGCAATATCAGCCTGAAATTTTGCGTAGTCTTTCTGCGCCTGGGTCAGCTTCTCGATGCTGAGCAGGTCTTCTGTTTGAACGCTGATTTTTTCATTCAGTGACTGAATGGTTTTGCTGTAGTCGTTGGCGTGCGGGTCCGTCGCTTTCGGGGTCTTGGCTTCGGTCCCGAAATTCTGGCTATTGAGCGCCGTTGATTTCGGCTCAGCATCTGCAGCAGTCTTAGAAACGAGAGAATTTTTCAGCGTGATAGCCGATTTAAGGGCCTTCTCGGTGGTCTCAATTTCGGCCTTCGTTTCAGCAATCTTTTTCTTGGCTAGCTGACCGCCTAGCAGCCCGTCCAGGCCCTTGCCCTCAGCCAAGCTTTTTTCCCACACTGCCAAATCATGCTTTAGCCGGCTCAGCTTCTCGAATGCTTCATTGGCGTTATTTTCGGCCCGTTGCAGCGGGTTGATTTCCACCCCCACCGCCTTAGCCATTGCCATGCCCAGGCCAGCAAAAACGGCAGCCAGGGCGCCGCCTTCCTTCTGGGCCTTGACCATCCAATCTGTCACATCTCGGGCCGGGCCAACCACGGCGGCAGCCATCTGCTTAGAGAGGCCACCCCAGGCCCCTTGCAGGCGCTTAATATTCTTTTCGTACTCATCGGCAGCCAGGGCCTGCTCGGTCGTCACCTTGCCAACAAGCTTTCCCTGCTCGGCAAGATCTTTCAGGTAAGGGATTAGCTGCGCCCCGTTCTTCCCCAAAATTGCCATCATGGCCGCGGATTTGCCGCCACCGTCAGCAAAGCTTTCTTGTGCCTGGGCAAGCTCTAGCATTGCCTCTGCCGGGTCCATGTCCCTCAGCTTTTTAAGGTCCAGCCCCAGGGCAGCCAAAGCCTTGCCGGCTCCCTTAGATTCGTCGTCCGTGCCGTGTAACGCCTTGTTCAGGCGAACCAGGGCGCCCTCAACCTCGGCAAAATCATGGCCGCCGATTTTCGCCACGCCCTTCAGGCCCGATAGGTTGCTAACGCTGGCCCCGGTTTTCTCGGCAGCGTCCTTGAGATCGGCAAACCCGCTTATCGTATCGTCAATACTCGACCGCAAGGCGGCAAGGGATTTGATGCTTCCTAGCCCGATGGCAGCGCCGGCCAGAGGTGCGGCTATCGATTTAGCCATGCTGCTCATGGCCATTTCAATGGCCTTTGCTCGGGCTATGGTCTGTTGCTCGATTTGCCGGGTTTTCTTGTCGGCCGATCGGGCGGCAGCGTCCATGCCCGATTCAAAGCCGCCGGTTTCAACGATCAAATCAAGGGTTAAGGTGCCTAGTGATTTATTCGGCATTTTCTACTCCAGACTGCCAAGGCCAAGGGCTTCATATAGTTGTTCTGCGTCGTCGATTCCCTTATTCAAGCCGGGAAGGAAATCCTGCAATTTCGCTTTGCCGCCGTTGGCATTGCTGAGAATGGTGGCGATACAGGCCAGGAGGTAAGCGGTTCGTGATTCACCGATTCCGCCATGCTTTCTTCTGTATTCGTGCCAGTGCATTGCCTCTTGGTAGGTCAATCGTTGTTTGACCTCGGCAACGGTCCCGCCTAGAAGCATGGCTATTTCTAACCATGCCTCATCAGCGGGCGTTAGTTTTTTGGTGCATTGACCTCATTGACGGCCGTCAGGAGCGCCCCGGCCAATGTGACGTCAAGGCGGGCTGCATCCTCATGTGAAATCGGCGTGAAGTCATCGCCCAGGAGGACAGAGGCGGCGATCAGATCAACCGACGAGTTAACCTCGTCGCGCATCATCCGTTCAACATCGCCGAAAGCTAGGCGCCGGATGTGCACATCAAAGGTTTTATCCTTCCAGGTGACTGGCACCTTTACGGGTTCATCAGCGACAAAGCCACCAGCGGCGCGGAGTTGTTCGATATTCATTGTTATAGCTCCTGGCAAAAATAGAAGTGGATGATTGCCCGGTAAAGCCGGCTAGGCTCATCCCAGGCATATGAGAAAAAGGTAACTGTCCCTGTGCCGTCGATCGATCGGCGAATTTCACGGGCTACCGCTCTGCAAGCGGCCGGGGTTTCTGCCCAAACGTCTATTTGGGTTTTGATGTGGTCGGCGCCTGGGGCACCTTCCAGGACATTGAAAGGCACGCCGGATAGCTCTTGCCATGTCGCATAGGGCAAGGTCATCAGTTCGGGGGCCGTTCCGAACTCGAAGAAGCGGACAGGCCTTTGACCTAGCAACGTGGTACCGGCTTTGACCAGGGCAAATAGATTCATTCGAATATCGCCTTCTGCAGCTGGGCTGCAACAGCATCAAGGATTTCTTGGGCGTTGCCCTCCAGGGCCGGGGCCATGAACGGCCGGGCCGGCATATCTTTGGTGCCGAACTCCTGCAGCCGGAAATACCAAGGCGTTTCCGGGTTTTCCTTGGCGCCGCCTCGAATACCAACACTGACTTTTAACCGTGTGCCTCTCCACTTGGTGGTTATGGCTACGCTGTCTTTGATTCGGACGTTGTCAGGGTCTGTTTTGTCTTCCGGGGCATTCGCTCGAACTTGGTTTCGTACTGGCACCATTGATTTGCGGGCAGCACTTCGCACCGCCTTTTTCCCCGCCTTGGCATTGACCGCCTTCAAGCGCTCGCGCAGTGCGGCAAGCTGGGCCTGATTCACTTTCAGCATGAACAAGGCACCGTCAGATATTCCCGGCCGCTGTTGGCATCAGGGAGGAAGGCAATCGGGGTGTAGGTTGTGCCGTCTGAGCCAATCAGGCGCATATCGGTTTTCATCCCTGGCCGATAGCGAATAATGATGCGTACCGAAACGCCCCGCTTAATGCTCTGAGCGGCGATGTAATCCCGGGCGCTAAGTGCCTCGATTGCGCAGGGCACGTTACGCGCCACCTTTGCCCAGGTGGTCGAAATCTCGCCCGTTTCCGGGTTTTGGCTCTGTGTAGGCGCCTCGATGTCGATCCAGTGGCGAAGGCGGCCAGCGGCAAGGGGTTTAGGCATATGCAGGCCCCTTAACAACCTGAAGCAGGTTTTTAACGCTATCGCTGAGAGGGTTAGCCGTTGTGCTTTCCCGATTAAGCCAAAGCTCACCCAAGACCATGAGAATAGCGGCTCTTAGCACACTGTCGTAGCGACTAAGCGCCTCGTTATGTGCAGACAAATCGAAGTATTCATCCGACATTGACCAATATTCAATGGGTGCGCCTACATATTCAAAGACTATTGCATGTGCTGCATTTAAGTACGGGTCAACGTCAAGGCAATAATCAATGCGCAGATGACCACAAGCGTTCTTACGGCTAATCAAGGGGTATTCCATCATGCTGCAGGCGCTCCTATAGGCGTATTAAGGGGAACGTCCTGAACCTGCCGGAATATCTGGTTGCCCCCCTCGACCGGGGCACGGCCCAGGGCGGCGCGGCCTTCGTTGATCATCAGCAAGCCGGCCTTGATTTCCGTTGCCAGGACGTTGGCCCGGGTCTGGGTATCCAGGCGCAAAAGGCTGGATTCGTCCATTTCCGTGCGAAGGGTTGAAGGCAGGTCTAGGCCATCATCAAGGGCCAATTCAAGGGCTTCAATGTGGGCCTGCAGGCAGTCCGTTAGGTATTGCAGGTTGGTGGCCTCGCTCGATGTATAGGGAGCGCTCGGGCCGGCGCCGATCTTCCAGGCAGGAACATGAAAGGCGCGGCAAACGTCCTGAGCACTAAATGACAGTTGTTCAATTAGCTGTGAATCCGCGGCATTGACTGCCAGGGATTCATATTTGAGGCCATCCCCGAGAACCGCAATTCTCCCGACGTTGTCGCCTGTGTAGTTTTTTTCCCAGTGTTCTTTTAGGAGGTTGGCCGTCACCTCGTTGATAAAGGCCGGCGCCGTCAGCAGGCCACCGGGCCGGCTACCATTCTTAAAAAACGTGTCGCTCATCCGCTGAATGCTCATCGCTTGCGATGCGGCCAAGGCTGCAGCAGTGAGGGGAGAAACACCGATTAGCGGATGAAATGGGGTAATGCTTCGGTCATGGATGATTTCACGGGCAGGCACTGTGACATCCTGGCCGATGCCTGCTAGGTTGTTAGCCATCAGACGATAAAACACCGCACCATCAGTCGAAACCAGGGGTGTAACTTTGGTTGCATCCAGGATGTACAGAGCCGTGACCATGCCCCGGGCGTTGCGCTGTTTCAAGGCATAGGTGTTGCCGTGCAGCAGCTTGCTGACTACCCACTGGCTAATGAATTGGATTCTGTTTTGATAGGCATTCGGCTTGCGCAGCAGGGCATTGAAATCATGCATTACCGGCTGCCAATAACCGCCCATGTCCTGGGCAATTTGAATAGGCATCTTGGCGATGTCATCAGCAATCCGAGAGACACAGGAATAAACGGCTGAATGAGCCAGGGCCGTATCAATTTCAATCGGTTCACTCCGCTGCCACGCGCCCGCCGTACTTTCACGGACAAGCGGAAACCAGCTACCAGAGCCAGATTGCACAGGCTGTAGGGCTTTCCGGGTAATGCTGAATCCGAAGATGTTCATTGGCTGGTTCCTCAGTGGGGAGGCCTTCCGGCCTCCCCTGGCGGTGCTTAGGCGTACGTAGCGGCAGAGATGCGATAAACAGCAGTCGGGCGGCGGCGCGTCCAGGTAATACCGCGGATAGCCTTGATGGCTACACTACCGGTCTGGAAGAGGCTGACCAGCTGTGCCGCAGTCGGGGTTTTGGCGTCATTCGTCGGCGTATCGCTCATTTCAAGCGATGCCTCCCGGCTTGCATCGATTGCAAGGCCGCCCTCAGCCATCAGGATTTCATTCTGAACAGCCAAGACCACATCAAAGCCGGCAACTGCAGTGCCCGGGACGTTGGTGGAAAGGACAACCGGCAAGCCTTCGAAGGTGCCACCGGTAACAAAGTCGATTCCCGGAAATTCGCGTTGGCTGGTCGCCGCGTTGAACATCATTGACAGATTGAGGGCCGTCATCGGGTGCATGATCCATGCGCCGCTATCAATCGGCTGATTCGCAGCAACAGCAGCCCCGTAAGCGGCTTTGACGTCGGCACGAACAGCGGCAGCCGTGGTGCCCGATGCAGCAGCAGAGGCGGCCGCGTTGGCAATGGATGCCGGCTTGACGCCTGCCGCGCCTGCGTTTGCCTGATCGATGAATGCCACGTCAACAGCGTTTGCAATGGTGGTAATCAGGTCGTCACGCACCAGGGCATCAGCGGCCGGCTCAGAGCGGCGCAGCAGTTCCTCAGTGAATACAACGATACCGCCGATTTTGTGCTCACCGATCGACAAGTCACTAACAGCGGCATTGGTGACCGGGGCAGGCTTACCTTCGCCAACCCAGTTGGCAGAGGTGCCGGTGGTGGCCTTCGGCATTCTGATATTCATTGGGACCGGGCGAACCTTGGGCAGCTTGGACAGGATCAGCGCCGGGCGCAGCAGGTCAATAAACTCACTGGTCATCATTTGCGGCTGAATCAGTGACGTGAAATCCGCACTGGTCGTGCTGCCGGCAGAAACGGCGGCCTTAATGCAGGTTTCCACACGGCTGCCAAAATTCAGCCCCTTGGCGATCTCAAGGGCTTGCATCGGGTTGCCGCGGCCTAGGGCCATTGCTTTGGTGAACCGCACAAAGTCCGTGCCCTTCGGCGCATTGTCGGTGACTTGAACAGAGGCCGGCAGCCCCTTGGCAATGACCGGCGCGGCCGTCTCTGCTTGTCGCTGCTCGGCTGCCTTCAGGCGCTCCAGGTGCTTGTCAATCTGGGCCACCTCCAGTTCAGAGGCATCGTAGGCGGTGGCATCGTCGCCGGCCAACAAGCCCTTAGTAATGAGGCCGTCCATCTTGGCCAGGGCAGCGGCTTTCTGCTGCTCATATTGTTTGATTTGTTCGGCAATAGTCATGGTTTGCTGCTCCTTGGTTTTAACAAGCCGGATAGCGGCTTCGGGGTTGGCGGGTACGGTGGTAAGCGAAAGCTCCAGCCATTCCCATTTCTTGAATCGGTAACCGGTGGAAGTTGGTTCAGCCTCGGTCGGGCTGAACCCGATGGAGACAAAGGGGATAAGGCCGGCCTTAACCTTCTGCCAAACCTCGGAAATGCTCGCTGTTGCGTCCTTTGCAACCTGTGCAACAAACTCAATTCCGGCCTCTGTCGCGGTCGCTTCAATGACTTGGCCTAGCGGGGCCTTACGGTCATGCTCATGCAGCAGGACCAGGGGCAACTTGAAAGAAGCGCCCAGCGGTTCAACCACATCCCCGGCCCGGTCGGTCCTCGGGGTTGTGGCAATTCCCTTGATGATTCCTTGATCGTCAAAAGACTTGATTTGTAGGCGGCAGAAGGCGGTAGATTTCATAGGAAGAACATCTGAAATTCAGGTTTGCGGGTAACTTCTATGCACTGACTAGCAAGGCCGAACGCCATAGCCAGGGCCACAAGGCCGTCAATGCGGCATGTCGCCTTGCTCTTATCCAGCTTGCGATTGCCGGCAGGGTCTCGGGTGACAACGGCACCGGCCGCGCACATGGTCAAAACTGGGTGCATGCCGTGGCGAGCGCGGCCGTTTAGGAATTCGGCCTCTACGGCATCAAGGGCCGGTGACATGTCCTTAACCCCCTGCCCATGGGGCACTATGGGCAAAGTAAGGCCGATGGCGTTGAACTCCTTCTGAAGTACATCGAAGCGCCACCGGTCATAGGCCACGCCTTGAACGTTGAGACCTTCAGTAATTTCTGCTATTTCCCTGGCAACCACGCTGTAATCAACGGTCCTGCCTGGGGTCGCTTTCAAAAAGCCTTGATCACGCCACAGGTCATAAGGCTGACGATCACGGCGGGCGCGGTCTATCAAGCCTTCGGCCGGGGTCCAGAAATGCGGCTGAATATGCCAAATGCCGGCAGCATCCTTTGCAATCAGAACAAAGGCTGTTAGGTCTGTTTGGGCCGAAAGATCAAGGCCCGCGAAGACTTCCAGGCCATCTAAATATTCGGACGGTGCCCCACATGACTCCCAGACAGAGCGAGACATGAACGGATTAGTCAGGGCCACGCGCTGGTTAAGCACAAGGTTTCGGAAGGTCGCCTCAGCGCTGGGCATCCGTTTAGCCTGGGCTGCTTGCTGCTCAACATCGGCCAGCGATCGGAAAAGGCCTAGCGCTGGGTTAGCCGCCTTCCATGCAGCAGGGTCGTCTAGGGCCGCATCCGGCGGGGCTGCATAGACATGGCTGACAATGCGCGGGTCTTCTGAGGCCTCAGCATCATCAAGCCATACGCTGAACAGGTCGGCCGGGTCTGCTGCCTGGGTAGAAATGGCAATTAATAGCGGGGCTTCGTGGGCGCCCTGGCTGGTTGTAATCGCGTCAATGAATTCAGAACGAGGGCCGCTAACTTGGCCGACCTCGTCCAGGATGGCCAGAACCGGGCTAAGGCCATGGGCGGTTTTACCTTCAGCGGCAAGCGCCCTATATTCGGTGCCCATGTTCAGGCCGAACAACTGCTTTCGGGAATCCACTATCCGGACAAGGTCAGCCAAGTCCGGGTTTAGCCTGATCATCTTGGCAGTCAGCTTGAACACGATGGCCGCCTGATCCTTGCTCATGGCGCCCGAAACAATCTGAGCATTTTGGCGGGCTTCAGGGCCGACCAAATGAACCAGGACAAGGCACGCAATCAAGGCAGTCTTGCCGTTCTTACGGGCAATGCTCAGGTAGGCTTTCAGGGTACCTGCCGGATTGTCGTAAATCGCCAAAATGAATTCACGTTGGAATTCGTCCAGCTGGATCGGCTGACCTACTAGCGCCCCCTCAGGGACGCGGCAATATTTTTCAATGAAGCGAATGACTCGGGCGCCCCGGGTCAATGCGCCCTCACTCGTGGAATTAGGTCGTCATCCTTGTCCATCTTTTTGGCAAGGTTTCTGAATGTCTCGTTCTTCTTACCCTGGGCATCCGTTGCGCCCGTCGTTGCAATAGCGTGAATCTGCAGAGCACGGGCCGTAGTCGTTACACGGCGGGTTGCTTGATCCAGGAGAGCGCCGGCCGGGTGTGCGTATTTCTTGCCGCGGTGGTCGGTCAGGATGCGGCCATCGGTCGCCAGTTCATCAGATAGCGACTGAATAGCGGCAAGGTCTCGGGCCAACTGGCAAGCCAGCAACAAATCCGCATCAGTCCAGGCAGTAAGGCGCTTGGCGCCGATGATGGCCGGCCAATATTGCAAGCTGTCGGCCTCAAGGGGCTGAGGTGGTTTAGGCAGACCCTCTGCCATCGCCTTGGCCTCGTCCACCGCAAACGAAACGCTGTCGCAGTGGGCCATTAGACGGCCTCCCCCTGGCTGGTATTCGCCGGCAAAATCGGATTTTCGGAAAAATACGAGGGCGGGGGCGATTTCGAACGCATCGCCTCGGCAAACCTTTGATCTCCCCCCCACGGCTGACCCTTGTGGATTACGCGCAGGTTCTCGATTCGATCATCGTTGCTTTGCCCGTTCAGGTGGAAGACCGTCGATTCCGGCCATACACCGTAGTGCAGCGCCCAAACAAGCCAAGAGCGCATGATGCGATGGCCTTTAAATCGAATGGTTTGATTCTGCGAGGCATTAGGTGTGGTTTTAAGCGTGCCTGCCACATCGCCAACTTGAACGCGGTGACACGGGCGCACACGCCAAAACACAATGCCATCTCGATAATCAAATGCTTCCTTGGCTTCGTAGGGGTGAATGGTCGGGATTCTCATTCTGTAGCCTCTCTAAACCACGGGTGACGAGGATCAAGGGGCAAGCCGTCTGCCCTCGATCCTCTTAGCTGGCCGGTGTGGTCTTTGACTTGGCAAACGCCGTCATGGCAGGTTTTGCACACGGCCTGCCAGTTGTTCTGATCCCAGAAAAGCACCTCGTTTTGACGATGCGGCCGGATATGGTCAACCACAGTGGCAGGCGTGGTGCGCCCCATCTCTGCACACAAGGTGCAGAGCGGGTGCAGGGCTAGGTATCTAGCCCGTGCCTGTCGCCATCTGTAGGTGTAAAGGGTTGCCATAAATATTACTTATCAGTTGATAAGCGATTTTATTTATGGCTCTTTCTGTGCGTCAATCGATTGTTCAGCGATTTTGAATCGCTCAATCGGCCTATGCCTTTGGTCTGGGTTTACGTAATGCTGCAAGCATGGAAGACTTGCCTGATTTAACCTTGGTGCCTTCTGTGCTGATCAATAAATTCCTGTGCGTTGCCCTTGTCGTCGCTCTGACTGGGTGCGGCTCGATTACCTACACCCCGAGCGAATACGTCATAACCAATGAACGTATTCAAAGCTTCAAGGTTTCAGGCAGCGTAACTGTTGAGAACCTGCAGGACGACAAGGGTTCTAAGGTGGTCCTTAATGCGCCGGCTCGCACCTGGGTTTCGGATTACGTAACCATCACTGAAGCGCTAGCCGAACAACTCAGACAGGAGCTAGCCAAGCATGGCGCTGTGACCGGTGGCGACGCAAAGCGGATAGGCGTCAGGGTGACCGATCAGCGGGCCTATCTTCATATGTTCCACATGACAGGGACGCTACAGGTCCAGGTGACGCTAGGCGACTCAGCGCCATTCCCGATCAACATTGAGCAAGGAAGCCCCGGCAACGTGTGGCGAGTCCTGAACGGGAACATAGCCCTAGGCGTGATAGAAATTCTGAGTGACCAGCGGGTTCTGGCCTATCTAGCCCAGTGACAAGACAGATTACAAGACAGGACAAGACAGATTAAGACAGGTTTTTGAACAATCTGTCTTGCTCGAAACCATTGCGGCACAAGGGTTTCCACCTCTACAAGACAGATAAGACAGATTTCTACCTATTAATTGCAGTGGGAAAAATAAATTTATTTTCAGGCAGAGGGGAAAAATAAATTTTTATATATAGATGTAGGGATCAAAACCTGTCTTATCTGTCTTGCAAGCTCTAAAATCCTTGTGGCACAAGCGATTCGAGCAAGACAGGTTTCTAGCGAACCTGTCTTAATCTGTCTTGTAACTGCCTTAATCTGTCTTGCTGGATACGGACTAAGCGGCCCGTATTGTTTCCCCTCGTTTCTAAGAGTGCAGAATGTCTGAACCAACTAACTGGCAGTCCGCCCTTGAGTGGGCCAAAGTCATCATAAGCTGTGCCACATTTTTCTCTATTGCTGTTGCGTATTCAGCATACAGAGCAAACCTGAAAAAGATTGCTGAGGACCGTGCCCGAGATAGCGACAAGGAACTACTAGCCCAGGTCAAAAATTCGTTTGAGTGGGCTTATGACGTCCTTACGGATGAGGGGAAAAACATCCCACCGAAGGCAAATAGGCTTAGTTGGCTTACGTGTGCTCGACATTTACTGCGAGCAGAGAAACTGGTCAAACAGATTTCAAGTCCGACATACAGGACTATCTATGCCGAAATTGAGGAGTATTGGCGAAATAAGTTTTACTTGGCGTTATCAGATGAGAGCCTGCGCTATAGACAGTACTACGCGGACGAAACAAGACCTGAAGCACCTGTAAACATTGAAATCACGTCAGCACTCGTCATTATCGGTTTTTCTCAGTGGAAAGACGGGGTAGCAGATCCCACAAAAGAAGTGGATCGAGCAGCCCTCATTAATTCAGTATGTAATATGGTTGGGGTAGGCGCTGCAGGGGGGCTTTCAAGTTACATAAGGTACTTAGATCAAATACGTGAGCAGCGCAAAGCATCTCGCAATGAAAGCGGGGCGCCCTCCAGCGCCCCGCCCAACAGCTAAACGAATTCCACCCCCAAAAAAGCCCGCTGCTGCCGGCCGCCAATTGAATGCCGATCAGCAACCAAGCCCAGGCCCTCAAGGCGTTGAGTGAACACCTTGCCGGTCACCGAATGCTTGATGCGCTGAGATTCGCACCACTCGCCGAAGGCCCTGAATAGCTCGGCATGTGAAACAGGTCCAGAACCCGGCTCCAATTTGCAACGATCCTCAAGGAACTGGGCTACCTGATCGGCGTCAGTCCTCCAGGCCTTCAGCGCCGCTTCCGAAGATGCCGGAAGGGTGAAACCTCCCCGCTCAATCACACCGGCCAGCGCCGTCACGCTTCTATTCAAAATGCCGGGTAGTTCGGCCTGCAGTTTGTCTGCTAGCCCGATTTCACGCGCTGCCCCGTCGAATTGGCGATTGAACTGCAGTATCAGCGCCCGCCGAAACATGCCGTGGGATAAATCCCGGGTGTGCGGCATGTGGTTGGTACCGGTCCAGAACGTGGCAAACGGCTTGTAATCGAAGGGCTGCCCAAACTTGGCCGCGGCGCTAACAAGGTCTCCAGACGTGAACGCCTTGACCTGGGCATCTGCCAGCATGCTGCCAACCGCCAATTCAGGGCAGATGTTCGCAAGCTTGCCGTGTAGGTGCGCCCGCTCTACCCGATCGTTCAGCCGGCCAGGATCAACAGAGGCCACTTGCTCACCGCCAACCAGTGACCGGACCACGTCCAGGAGCACGCTCTTGCCGTTTGAACCCTTGCCGACCAGGATAGCGAATTTCTCAAACTGGCAGGATTGCAGCAGCGTGTAGCCCATCATTTCAAGGATGGCCTGCCCCTTGTCGGCCGCATCAGCATCGCCCTCGAATACCTCTGATAGAAAGCGCTCGAACCTGGGGCAGGTTGCGGCCGGGTCAAAGGCTACAGGTAGCTGCGTGGTCAGGTAGTCGGCCCTGCAATGCTCATTCAGCACCCAAGCCCCGGCGGTATATCGAAGCGTGCCGTTTTTCAAATTGATTTGCCGGGGTGACGGCTGGTCAAAGGCTGTATCAGGTGAATAGGCCTCGTCTCGGACCAGGGCGAGAACAGAACGAACGGCCCCATCAGTGACATCAGCTTGGCCCTCTAGGACATCGGCGACCGTGCGCCGTATCTCATGGTCCTGAACCCTTGCCCAGACTCCCGAATCCCGCCAGAGCCAGAACATACCCTGTGCATAAATTAGGTGCTCGATTGCTGCGCAGGTCTCACGGGCAAAATCACGGTGTGATTTCTTCGCTTGGCCGTTGCTCTGCCTCAGGTCGTGGTTCAGTGCTCGGGCCGTGGTGCCCATCCGCTTGGCGCCTAGCTTTACAAGGCCCGTTCTCTCAAACTCTTTCAATTCAGGGTCAATGAATGCCTCTTGGAGCAGGTCGAAAACGTCGGCCGGCTTGGCATCATTTATCAGGGTCTCCCACTCCGCAAAAGGGCGGATGAACGATTTGGCAACCTCGGGGCTAATCAAGTCCTTCAACATATTAGAACCCCCTCAGGTCATTGGCCGGCAGGTTCCGGGGCAGGATCGATAGCAGCCCGCCAACACTCAAGTCATACAGCCCGCCGGCCACTGAGTGGAATACGTTGCGCAGTTCCATTTCGCGTTTCTTCGGTGTGTTGTAGCGGTATGAATTCCCCTGATGGCTCAGCAGTAGGCCACGGCACAGGGTTACAAGGTCTTCCTCTTTGACGTCCAGGTGCACGGCTACTGTGCAAAGCTGGATAGCTATTTGATTCCAGCCCAGGCCGGGCCGGGGTTTGATTTGGCCGGAAGCCAAACCCAGCAATGAAGGCGGCAAAGCTGCCCCCAGCGGCTTGAATCGCTTGTTCATGGCATCAGCCAGGGCACTGCCCTTGCGCTTGATCCTGGCGCCGGCCTGGGCCTTGTTGCGGGCCTGGGTAAAAAGAAGGGCGAGACCAGGAGCGAAGGCCGGCGGTTCGATTGCGATAGGCGGGCGCGGTTTCTGGATCAGCTCCAGGTAAAGCCCCTCGCTCATTGCGTAGGCCTCAGCAGCGGTTATCTGAACCTTGTAGCAACCATTGGCCCGCTTGATATTCGGGTTACGCCACATGCGCCCCTTGCCGCCTGAGTAAATGCGTAGGTCCAGCGTGGAAACGTACAGGCTGTGCGCCATCTCCCGGTAAATCCTGGGCAGGTCGGTATATCCGGCCTCCATTGCCCCCGTGAACATGGCCGCGGGCACCACAACGTGAAAACCCTTGCCACCCGAGCAATAGAGGCTGACGGCATTCAAATTGACGCCATTTGCCTTCAGCTTCCCGAGCAGTTCATGCAAGGGCTTGATGCAATCAGCCGGCGCCTCGTCATCCAGGTCAAAGACCATTGGCCCCCGGTATTTCAGGCCCTGGGCTTCCCTGGGGTGCTCCAGGTCGGTATTCAGGTCTAGAAAGGTGCATAGCTCCGCCTCCGTGCTCCGTGCTGAGCGGTCGGCAGCATCGGCCAGAACCCATTTAGACTCTGCTTGGCGCTGGTAATACATAAACCATTTGTCATTATTCATTTCTTGGTTCCTCGTTACATCGCATCCGCCTTGATGCTGCGTTTTGCGTCCTACCCAGTAGGTAGGGGGAAGGTTTGCAAGACCTGCCCGGGGTTTTGATAGGCCCCCAGAATTCACCGGCAGCGTGTGCGACATAACGCAGCGCGGCGAACACTAACCCGTTGTTTTATTTGTGGTAAACTTTGCTCGTTTCTCGTGCCATTCCTCTTTGCCGCCCTTATCGGGCGGCTTTTTCTGCCCGTCGCAGAAGGTCGCAGAGGTTCATTGCAAAGCTGACTACATTGGCGGCGGTGCCATCGTCGGGCGCGGCCTCATAGGCTCCATAAAGGTTTTCAACTTCGGGAAATATTTCCGCGAAAGCAGAGGCGGCAGCAAGGCGGCGGCCAGCGGCCAGGACGGCGACCCCTTCCTCATCCGTGGCGACAATGCCCAGGCAAGCCAGATAGCCAGGGACGGCCGAAGGCAGGACAGGCTCACCGCGATGGATGAGGCCGTGTTGCGTGCTGAGCCTTGTTTCGTCCTCCAGGCCTGCAAGGTGTGCAGCCATCAGGGCATCAATTTGGGTTTCCATTTTTCGATTCCTAGATATCTGTAAGGGCGCCGCTTACTACCTGAGACCCGACTACAAGCCGGCCATACAGGACAGGCACAGGGTTACCTTGTGCAACGGTATTAACCGCACCGTTAAAGTAGGTCGATACCTTTTGCTCCCCCTGCTCATTAATCATTGGGGTCAGCTTCTTAAGGCTTGAATACGTGATGTAGTCAGAGACGCCGCCGAAGATCAGGCCAAGACCGGGATATACGCCCCAGTAAATACCGCCATATGCTGAAAAGATCGTGCCGACGATAACCAGGACAATGCCGACAATCACGCGCACAACCTGCCCCAGCTTTGAGTCAGAGGGGAAATTGTGCGGACCCATGAGAAAGCCCGTAGCGTTCGACTTCTTGGGGCCGAAGAAACCAACACGATTCGGGTCAGCACCGCCAGAACCAGCGATGGCCGGTATAATGTGGATGTCCTGGCCCTTGGACGGGTTCATTAATTCGCCTTGGGTGATATTGGAGTTACCGACCCAAACCCCGTAGCTCCCCGCTGCTAGATCACGGTAAAAGGTTGAGAAGTTGGCCTGCAGCAGGTTGATAGCCTGCACCACGCTTTCAACCTCCAGCAGAAACCGGCTGCCGTATTTATCGGCAAGGTGCCCGTGTAGATGCACTGCCGTTTTCATTGCTCGGCCCTCCGAACAGCCTCAGAGATCATCAGGGTCAACCACGTATCACGCTTGACCATGCCATTGGCGGGCATCCGTTCATAGCATTCATGGATATAGGTCAGCTTCCCCTGCAGTTCGCTATGGTCTTCGGCGACTGCAAGGCAGCGGGCGGCTGCCAGGATGCGGGCGCCATCGGTCTCCGTGGCCTCTACACCGTAGCGGGCCAAGTGACCGGCAACCAGGGGCGCCGGAATAGGTACCCCCCGAAATGTCAGGCCGTGCTTACTGCAAAGCTCTGTGCCGTCGTGCTTGCCCACAAGGAAGGCGGCAGTCATCGGGTCTACTTGAATTTGCATAGCTACTGCTCCTTTTTGGTTTTCTTATTGGCTTGGCGCTGCAACTGCTTAACGATATGGGGCGTTTTGAATTCGATGGCGGGCGGGTCTTTGGGCTTCTTGGTCTTTTTGGCAGTCTTGAGTAGGCGTTGAATTGTGTTGTCGCTCATTTCGTGCGCTCCATACCTGCAATCCATTCCTCGATATCCTCGATAAGCCAACCGGTACGGCGTGGCGAGATTCGGAGGGGAGCCTTTAGCGATTTATCGGCGATACGACGATAGATAGTTGCTCGGGAGAGGCCCGAAAGTGCGACTACGTCGGGTACTGACAGCAAGCGACGAGACGGCAGCAGGCTAGGGCTGCCGACTTGGTGGAGGGTTGCGTTGTTATTCATTTTTTTGTCCTCAACGTGAGGACGGTGCAGGGTACTAGGTGCGCACCGTCCATAGGTTTAGCTACGGTTGGTGCGGTATTCCTTGACCGCTTGCAAAGCACTTTCGGGCCAGTCTGCCCGGGGAGCTTGTGACCGACTAACGGCCGTACCCGATGTGATTGTGAAGGTGATGGTTAGTCTCACGCTCCACGGTGAGACTCTATTGAGCGGCTATTAACGTGTCAAGCGATCTCACAACCGATTGTTACGCCAGCTTCAGCAACTTATTTGGCGCTCCCTTTTCACAATATGTAGCCCATTCGTTCATCATGTGCCGGCGCTTATCAAACATATCTCCACGTCGGTAAGCTGCCTCGACCTTGTCCGAGACGGTGTGCGCAAGGGCCATTTCAGCCATTTCGCTAGGGTAGTGCGTGACTTCTGCAGCCCAGTCTCTGAACGTAGAACGGAAACCGTGTGCCGTCAGGTCGCTGCGCTCCATACGCTTCAGCACTGCTGCAAGTGTCATGTTAGAGAGGGGTAGGCTAGGTTTTGAGCTTGGGAAAAGAAGCCCCCCGTTGTTATGGCTGGGCAGCCCCTTGAGTAATTTGACTGCCTGAGGTGACAGAGGTACCCGGTGCTCTTTCCTGGCTTTCATTCGATTTGCCGGAATAACCCAAACCTTATTAACAAGGTCTATTTCTTCCCACGTTGCCCCGCGTATTTCACCAGAGCGGGCGGCTGTGAATATGGCCAGTTCTAGCGCCCTGGCACCCAAGCCCTGAACTCCTCTCAGCTTTTCCATAAATGCTGATAGCTCTACAAAGGGCAGGGCGGCAAAGTGAACAATGGTTGCAACATCGTTCGGTTTTGCAAGAAGGTTCTCTAGATGCCCCCTCCAGGCTGCAGGATTATCACCTGTTCTAAACCCCGACGTTTTTGCCCAATCTAGGATGGATTCGATTCGACCGCGCAGGCGGGTTGCAGTCTCTGTTTTGGTTGCCCAAATCGGCTGGAGAATTTTGACTACCAGGGCGGTGTCAACATCGGCAACCGGTAAGCTACCTATGGTCGGGTAAGCGTAGGTTTCAAGGGTCGAGGACCATTGAGCAGCATGCTTAACATTGCTCCAGCCTGCTCGCTTGGCCTCTATGAAGGCCTCGGCGCAATCCTTAAAGGTCGCCTGTTTTGCTTTCTCTGTTCGCCGTTTGATTTTGTCGGCACGGGCGGTTTCTATCGGGTCTACAGGGGCTAGGGGGTCTTTGACCTGCGATCGCAAGTCCCGGGCCATTGCTCGGGCACGTACAAGGGGTACGTCATCAATCGAACCTAGCCCCATGTTACGGCGCTTGCCATCCGGTGCGGTGTAGCGAAATACCCAGGTGCGGCTATTGCCTCTCACAAACAGGTACAGGTTGCCGCCATCTGCGTGCCAACCATCGCCCAGCTTACCCAGACCTATAGCTGAAAGCTTGTTCAATGTGTGCTTGCTCATGGTGCCTCTTCATAACTATTTTGTATGCCTAATTGTATGCCTTTTTTGTGGTGATGTTGTGATTACTCAGGATTTATAAAGAGGCGGCGTGAGAGCTTTTGTTTTTATAGCCAATTGTTAATTAAGCACAATTTATATTGTTTTGACTGTCTGTGAGACAGTGTGATATGGTTTGATATATGGCGGAGGCGGACGCCTGCTCCGCCAAGATTTTTTGAAAAAAGCGCCTTCAGAGGCGCTTTTTTATTATCCGCTTGTGATTCTTTGCCAGATTGCGGAAGGTTTTATGCGTAGTGTTCTAGCTGTTGTAATGGCTATCGCCAGTTATTCTGTGATGGCAGGTCCCGCGCCATATTTCAAGTGGGGTCATGCTCAGGACAATCTGCAAATCTGTTCGCAGATATCTCCCGGCGAGGGCTGGACGATTCGAAAAGGGCCATTCAAGGACGCGCGCTGTACTCAGCCAGGAATGCTTGGCTAACCTTTGAAACTGAAGAACAAAGGTGATGCTGGGTACGATTTTTTTAAAGACCAGAATCGTACCTGCCCCTTGGTTGGCGAAAAACCTGAATGGCCGCATTTCTCCCGTAAGGCCCCCGCTTATCGAAAACAAGGGCAAAAATTCATGCCGGAGTCTTAACCAAAGTTTTGGCTTCATACTGCAATGTTGCTCTTCTGGGTTTTCGGGGAAGTCATTAATAATCCCTGGTTCAGGCTGGTCATAGCGACTGGTTGGTGCTGTCCGGATTTAC